GGCGTTGGACAATAGGTTTAATCACATCACTGTCGATGTGCATGACAACTTGTCGGATCCCCTTGCCAGCCGCTCCCATGAGCATTGACAAACCAGACGATGTACGTCCAGCACCCTGAACATTCAGGTCACCATACAGATATGCAGGTACACCTGAGTGGTCATCAGCCAAACGTGAGAACTTCTCGTACACACCCATGAGGGTCTGTGCGTTATCTTCAGGCTGTGTAAACCGTACGGCTGGTGCGCTCGACCCTACTGGATCGTTCATCACCTGCCAAATCTTCCACGGGTACATCTGAGTGATGTCCTCGTTGGGAGGAATACGCTCTAGGTTTACTTCGACTTGCGGGCCAGAAGCGATGCCCATATTGTTGACAAGCGCTCGCGCAGCCGCGTTACAGACGTTTTGAAGGTCTTCAATGATTTCAGGGATTCCTTTACCCCAGAAAGCACCCGGACACTTAATGAATGAAGTTTTTGCATAAGGCTTTTCTCCTAACGGATCATAGTTAAGTACAGCCTTGATGACGTAATTGCCAACCATCCAGACGTTTGCATCGTATTCTTGGGCCGGGTCAGGGACTTCATCCTCTGACATACCCCAATCGAGTAACATCTGTCCGCTAACTTTGCCCCAGAACTCTAGTGCATCGAACACTTCTGTCGGGCGCATGTATGAGTAGAACTTCCGCTCCTCCTCATTTTTAATCAGTTCAACATCCTCACTGATCCATGACTGGCCGTTACCAATTTCAAGGACTTTACGGATAGCATCCTCGTCATACCCCGGCACACCGATCAGGTCAGATAGATCCATTCGGGTCAGTGGGTGATGCTCAAAGATGTAACCTTCGTTAATGTTTGTAATCCCCGGCTCAGGGTAAATACGGAACGGATCGACACGCTCGTACTCTGGCGCAATACGCTCAGAGGACTTAACCACGGTGCGACCGGACTCGTCCTGTTCCCAGCCAAGGTATCGCTGACGACGGACAATCGGCCCCTTTACAAAGGCGCATGGGAAAGTCACAAGGTCAGTGATGAAATCGTTAAACGCATTAGCCCAACCACCTTGTGCGAACTGATCGCTGATCCGCAACTTCATGCGGTCTACACGGTTCTGGGCTTCTTGCAAAATTTTGAAGCGGTAATCTTGGGAAATAACTTCCTTGAGTTCCGCCATAATCTCTTGGGATGGAGCCACGCCACTTTTCTGAATCATCTCCAACACTTTGTTGGCGAAGATGTCCTGAATCTCTTTGGTCGCCTTAGGGCTAAGATCAGGGATGGGGGTAGCACTCAGATCCCACGGGGGTGTACCGGTGTCAAGCAAGATGTCTCTGAGCCAAGACTCCGCTGCGCGGCACTTGACTTCAGTAATCATCATAAAGATTTCAGAGCCGCCTTGGGCGCGGATCTTCTGTAACTTGTCTGCCTCGTACTCACCGTTGCGTTGCCGCATGGCAGCCAGCATCTTGTTCTCGATGGGCTTCTTGGCTTGCTGGGCTACATCCCAACAGGCACGCAGATAGTCCGCCATGCCGAGAATGAAGGGTTGCGACTGACGCTCTGCAAGAGCGCGATCAGCCAACTCTTTCTCCTGACGATCTAACTCGTCATTAGATACTACGCGTAGTAGGGTCAGACCAGCGGCCATTACTCTTTGTCCTTAGACATCTTAATCATTTTATCTTTTAACGAACCCTTATCTTCTGGGTCTACCTTGTAAGGCCCACGGATCATACTGTCCTTGAGTCTTTGATCTGGACTACGCTTATCGTCTGGGTCTATTTTGTAGGGTAGAGTTTGCATCCCCTCTGGCATCTTAATACCGCCGGGAGAGCCATCTTTGTATCCCTTGACAAGACCGCCGTCTTTGTATCCTTTGACGGCTACACCGCCCATCTTGGGATTAGTCGAGGAAAACTTGAGACACTTCACGATGATTCCGTCTCTGGGCGTTTGTTGCCCTTCATCTCATGGACTTCCATGATGTCCTTAATGGTCATCACGGGAGGCTTCCACTCGAAAGTAGGCATCGGGCGAGGCTTTCCAGCCATGCCGCTAGTATCCATCTTGGGATTATCTGACAGGATTGTGAACTGTTTGCCGGACTTCATAGCGCTCCTCCGTTTAGCACACTACTACATATTGTAGTGTGGTTATAGCAGCAAGTATACACGCTGTCAAAGAAAAAAGAACCCCCGGATTTCTCAACGGGGGCTAAGGCATGGAAGGAGACATGCCAAGGAGGTGAAACTTGATGGTACTGCATGAGACAACCTATGTCCAGCCCACAGCCGAAAGCGTCTTAATTTCCCGACGCTGGGCCAAATAATGCCCCTCGCCAACACTAGCGATATGGAGCATGAGATATTGTAACGCCTCGGCCACGTGAGAATGTTTATTCTTCTCAATGTCGCCGTCGCCTTTGGGTTTATACCTATATCCACCCATCATCGCCGCCTTGAGTTGGGTGCAACTGGGGTCTACTAGGAACGCCGGGTCGCCATCCACCTGACGCATCAGATAGTCATCGACCGAGTTGATCCGGGCTGAGATGCTGTTGGTCTTGGCTGGCATGACCTTAAAGCCCTCGGCTTTGATAATGTCCACCGCACTGCGCTCGTCAGTCTGCGCCCGCTGGATACCCGCCGGGTCAGTAACGATCAGCACCGGCGCACCGCCGAACCGCTCGTAAAGTAAGGGTTTAAGCATGGTGCGGACAAACCGCTGTACACCCATGTCAAACGAGACACACTCCGCCAGCACTAGGGCGCGACCACGGGGGTCTTGCTGTCCGATGACAGCCGCTGGGGTAAGCCCCAAGTCCATCCCCACAACAATGGGTCGAACCCCATTGTTGATATAGCGTAGTCTCTCGCGAGCCATATGGTAGTCAGGCCGGAAATACTTGTACACCGGCATACCAGCCGAGGACAGTCCGTACTCTCCGTCGATGTAAACCCTGACGTATTCCTCACTACGGCCTTGCGTGTCATAGTAACCGTCGGGTAAGTTGTCGATGTTCTCAGCGTACGCCGAGCGCCCACTGGGCTGCTTGAATACCGCCCAACCATTATTGTTCGGAGATACGCCATCTTTGGGATCGAGTCCTTCCATCTGGTAATACCACCAAGTGTCCATTGTGGGTGGGTTAGTATCCCCCCACATCCCGTGCCACGTAGGCCCGCCGTCCTTTGCCGACGGAAAACGGCCAATACGCTTACTCATCGCATCCACAATATCGGGGTGGATGTCCCGGCACTCGTTAAACCACGCGAAGGATAACTCCAAGGAGTTCAGGTTAGCCACATCATCGGCGTCATCCAGCGCCCGGAACATAATCTCGCACTCAACATCGCCCACTTTGAAGAAATAGGTCTTGGTTGTACGCATGTACTCCCCGCAGACCCCCGGCGGGAACCAATCCAAGAAGGTTTTGATCGTCGTATCCTGCAACTGCCGCGCCGTTTCGCGCACAATAGCCGCCCGCGTCTTGCGGATGCCCTGTGAATTGGGGGTTTGTAGTGAAGCACGCCGCACAATCTCGAACGAACAGGTCACAGACTTGCCAGAACCCACCGGCCCCATCAAAACGCGCATCTTCGCGTCAGACTCCATGAACTTAGCCCCGGTTGGCGGGGGTGTGTAGTTAATATCGAGCGCCATTAGTGGGTTTCCCCTACCAACATGACCACAAACTCCCGGCCACGCCTCTTATGCTTGCTGATTTTGGTCTTAAACGAGGCTCCCGCCTCCTTTAACGCCAGTGTAAAGTTGTTGTACTCACTCGAAGTGGTGAAAATTGCTGCCTTAAACCCGTCGTAGGTGGAATTAAGCCTGTTCGCTATGCTCGATGGTAGTGACATCCGTCGCCTCTTGTTCAATTACCTGCGCTTCGTGGGTCTGTCCACCCAAATTGATCGTGATTTTTACCCCGCCACCAGCGCCTTCGGCCTGAACATCGCCCTTTGGCTCCAGTCCAGCCCACTTCACGGTGGATTTTATGAGGTCAGCCTTGACCGCAGGGCTAACTGCGGGGTCATGTATCAACAAATAGGAAGTTGTCAGTAGTTCTTCAGCCTGTGCGCGGGCTTTTAACTTGAACGTCAGCCCCTTTTCGCGGACTTCGTTCTGATAATGCTCAACCTTTTTGAGAAAGATCGGGTCTTTGTTAAAGCCAAGCAGATCCACCGCGCCAATGTTGTGGCGCGTAATCACTTCTTGCAGGGATTCACCACTGCCTTCCAGCATCAGCGCCACATCGAAGGCCAGTCTGTCTGACCACTTCGTGTGGTAAAGGGGTAGGTTGTCCATGCTCGGAGTATAGAACAACTTACTGTGGTGTCAATAGAGGGGGCGGTGTGTTCAACAACCGAATCCCACGCTGCTAGATTCTGTGTTCCGCCCCCATACTGAGATTAGCAGAATTAGCAAAAGTTCGTAACTTTACACTTGGGTTTTTTGGGTCTTGGTTTAAGGGGTTGCCTACAATAAGGGGGGCGGTCGAAATCGCCAGTCCATGTCCCCCCCTCTCGCTCACTCACCCGCGCACCGCGCCCACCCGCAAACCCTTATTCTGCCTTGATACTTGACAATTCCGTCAAGTTTGGTAGTCTGAAATTGTCGATGCAGAACAACGCAAAGACACCGTTCTTTAACAATCTAATCTCTTGAAAGGAGAACTCAAATGGTTAAATCCATCGAGCGTCCGACCCACGTACGGGTCATTATCGCCCCCAAAGCGGGATACCTCAGACTTGAGGGATGTGCTCCTGACGCTAGTGGCACGGTGTTCACAGTCGATCAAGGCAAGGAAATCTGGGATTTCATGGTCAAGAAAGGCAAAGAACTCAAGCGGGAGGTCAAGTTCTGGACTCAGACTGTTGGTGCAAAAACACCAGTGGTCATGTTCAACAAACATGACAAATCCCCGTTTATCGCAATGGTGGACGGTAACAAACCAAGCAAGACTACGAAAGTAGTCCTGTAAGGTAGCAGTAAAGACCCCGGCCGGGAAACCGGCCGGGTTCCCTAAACTCTCTGGAGAAAAACGATGAAAGAGATCAAGCGCAAGACCTTCGTGGTCAAGTACAAGTACGGTTCTCAATGGTACGAGTTCCACACCACAACCAAAGACAAGGCCTTTGACTTTGTAATACGAAAGCAAAGTGACCCTCGGATGGGCGTGGCAGTGATTAAGACCAAGTAAACCAAAGGAGTCCGGGCGAAAGCCCGGCTCCTGAACCGGAGAAAACCATGAATGAAAACATTAAGATCTTCCTGATAGCCCTTGCAGTCTGGCCTGTGTTGTATGTACTGCTAGTGCTGATGATGTCCCTGTAACCAACGCCCGGCGAAAGCCGGGTTTTTTTTTCTGCCTTGTTTTTTATAAATAAAAACCCATACGTCGGGGGTTTATAGGCCATACATCGCACATCATGTCTCATAATGGGGTATAAATGGGTCATACATGCAACTATCTACACTATCTAAACTTGACATCGGCCAAAACACGGGATTTGGATAGCGTAACTTGACAATGAAAATGTATAGTTTGTAGGAATACCAAGGGATTGCTAGTGTATATGTATAATTATTCTATCTAACTATCTAAATTATCTATCATTTTTTGCATGTCTTTGTTTCCAACTTCGATGACTGACTTTACATGTAAAGTGCGATATGATAATCCAACTAATTGTAGTGCCACATTATCACGAAAAACATAGATAGTTTAGATAGTTGCATTATTCCCAAACAAAATCAATGACTTACACTATCCGTAAAGTTAGATAGTTCACATCTACTTGACATCAGATCATAGATAGTTGCCCCGTCTGATGCACCATCAACCTTACAGTCTTACATTTGAAGTGGCGCGACTTGACAACCGGCTCGGCTTCGGCGAGTCTGGGAGTGTCCCCAACGGGATCAGCGTTATGACATAACAGTCATAACTTTACATTAACTTTCATGGAGATTATGAAATGAAAAAACTTAAACCAACCCATGTCAATGTCATCTTACGCCCTAAAGCACAAGACATTGCAATTGAAGGTACATATGATGCTAACAACATGCCATCATCTGACGGCAAGTTTAGCGTTGATGATGGTAAGGCGATATATGCTTACATGGTTAAGAAGTCTAAGGAACTTAACAAGCCAATTCATACTTGGTCACCCAAGGATAATGCAGGTAAGAACCCTATTGTAAAGTTCAACAAGTTTGACAATGCACCTTACATTGCATTGGTCAACAATACCGAAGCATCACGCCAACCATCACCTGCCAAGGTGATCCTTTAATCCCGATGGAACGGTAGCAATACCGTTCCTTTTTCTTTTTGTTGGAGGATATATGTCTGCACTTACCGTTGATGTACCTGATTTACTTGACTTGGTTGACACCATAACTTTACATGAAGCAGGGTTGGAGGAGTATACGCCATCATCTGACTACATGTTTGGCATTGGGGATTCCAATGCTTGTTCGGTCTATTCATACACCAATTGGTTCTATGACGGTGATGAGTCAGCATTTAGCCCCATCTAACCTTACAAGAACGGAGAGCATATGAAGCAGATAGCCAATGCGGATGCAAGACCTTATGTTGCAAGACGGGAGCCATTCAAGGGTAGCAACCTATGGAGTGAGTGCCGTATGACCGATGACCAAGACTCTACGAGGGTTTATGTGGTGTATTCCTACGGTCAGCACTTCCCAATGTGGGTCTATGACGAGGCAACCTACCAATGGTTTGGCAACTATGACAAGTACAGTCGTACCACATCCAAGCATAAGGGGCAGACCCATCCCCTTGGGGTTGACATCAAGTGGTACGACACCCAAACCATGATTCAACTATCCATACATGGCTATCGGGGGATAGCAAGCAACCGAGTTTTATACGGAAGGAGAGCGGCATGAGTAGACCAAGATGTAAAGTATGCGACACACCATACCCAACACGACGCAAGAAGTTGGGGTATGACACATGCTTAAAGCATGGCAATGCCAAGCGGCAGTTTACGGTAGCCATACCGTACTCCAAAGGTGCATATCAGTTGATATACAACCCTGCCGATATGTTTATGACCAACCCAAAACAAGTGAGGGGATGATGCCGATACCTTTACATGAGTCAGCACAGAGTGTGGCGTGGTTCGCCATTGCGGTAGTGGTGGGTATAGCGGTCTTGCTATGGCATGACTGCCGTAAAGAAACTAAGGAAGATCAACGCAAGAAGGAGAAAGAGCATGATTAGGATGATGTGGTTCATAGCGGTCTTTGCCCTGTTGGGTGCTATTGGTGGAGTGATATTCGGATGAAGAAACCTACACGGATCATCATTGACTTTCTGATTGCAACCATATTCGGCGTACTCGTTGCCATTCTGTTCATGGAGTGGTGGGTAGGGTGCGGTGAATCGTATGTCGATGCCCTTGGTAGACGGCATATGAACGAGTGTTTGTTTCTAAACCTATAAGGAGAATGACATGAAGCGTCTGTTCATGCTACGGCATGGCAAAGGTGGAAGGGTAGTGCGAAGTATGGAGGGGCAACCATTGTACTTTGGCGATAAGCCAAGTGCTAAACAAGCCCGACAGGAAGGACAAGTTGTGTCCTATGGCGTTGACCATCGCAAATACAAAGGAGAATGATATGCGAGCCACATTATTGAAAGATACATTGAAGTCGTTGTTTCCCATTCAGCGGACTGTTGCCATTGAAGGCCCTCCCGGTGGTGGTAAGACAACCATTGTGCATGAAGTTGCTCAAGAGTTGGATGTCGAGTGCCGTGAGGTACATATGCCGACCATGCTTGTCGAGGACTTTGGCATCCCGATGCTTGAAGGGGAGTGCATGCAGTACAAGTTACCCCATTGGTTCCCCGTCAAGGGCAAAGCACCTGAGCGTGGCATCTTGTTGTTCGATGATCGCAACCAAGCGAGTAATGATCTGCAAAAGGTATTGGCTAACATCTGTCAAGCCCGTACTTTACATGGTGTGCCAATGCCTGATGGGTGGCAAGTCGTATCAACGGGCAATCGTCAGTCCGACAGAGCAGGTGCAAACAAGGTATTGACCCATCTGCGTAACCGTGAGACTGCCATTGAGTACGAGACACACCTTGATGACTTCACGACATGGTGTATTGACCACGGAGTTAAGCCTGAGGTGGTGTCGTTTACTCGCTTTAAGCCCGGACTGTTGCATGACTTTGATCCACAACGGGATCAAAACCCTAGCCCTCGTGCTTGGGTTGAGGGTGTATCTGATGTGCTTGGTACTGTCCCTGCTGAAGCAGAGTATGAGTGCTTTAAGGGTGCAGTAGGTGAGGGTGCGGCGGCAGAGTTCGTTGGGTTCGTTCGGATATTCCGTACTCTGCCTAACCCCA